TAATCTTGAACTCCCATTGTCTATCCTCACAGAACTCTCGTGCTGCTTTCCACTTTGCCTGGTTCTTGGCATATTCACAAACCTCATAGACATAACTCTTTGTCTTTCTTTTCTGAACCTTGGGTTCGACACACTGTTTCTTAGGTTTGATTTCAATCACATACTTTTTAATCTTACCACCTTTCTCTCTGACCTTAATATAGAAGTCAGGAAAGTATCTGTGGTATCTGTTATCAATCGGTGAGACATATGGCAGAGCAATCTCTTCACTTCCCCATTCCAATATATTCTCATTACTATCACAGTATTTCATGAACTTAAGTTCCCACAGAGATCTATAGACAATGTTGGTATAATCTCCTCTATATTTGTTTGGATGTGATGGACGATATTTTCCCTTATAAGACATCTAAATAACTAATAATGTAAGACCCTTGTAAGGTATTTAGAGTGGCGAACAGGATAGTCAAAAAGTTTGCGATGAAAGATTTAAGAGAGTTGGTGGGTGACCTCTCTCAGACGAATCATTATTTGGTAAGTTTTTCTACATTAAATTCTACTCTGATGACTTATATTCAGAATAGAGTTGGTTTTGCAGAAGATACGAGAAATTTCTTATCAAGAAAAACTGGTCTTCTTTGTGCCGAGGCATCACTGCCCACGAGTTCAATGGCAACTGCCGAGGTTCGAGATAATTTCATGGGAGTTCCTCAGGAGTTTGCACATACTCGTTTATATACTGATATCGATTTCACGTTCTATGTTGATAGTAACTATGTCAATCTGAGAATATTTGAGGCATGGATGGATTATATTGCAGGTGGTTCTCAATCAGAAATAAATGAACTAAATGAGAACTATTATAGAAGGATGAACTATCCTGATAATTATAAAGTTCAGACGATGTTCATCTCAAAGTTCGAAAAAGATTTCAACTCTCAGATTGATTACCAGTTTGTTAATGCATTTCCAAAATTAGTTACCGCAATTCCTGTATCATATGGTGCTGCAGATTTACTGAAAGTTACTGTATCATTTACATATGATCGTTATATTGTGAATCCCAAAGGTTCCATCAGAAAAGCAAATTCGAGTGGATTCAGTGACATTCCTCGTGTGGCAAATGATGCTACTATTCGTGATCAAGAAATACAGGCACTTATAGATGATTATGGGTTGGATGAAAATGGTGCTGGATTGACTCGGGAACAGGCTGCAGCAATATTATCTGGTGGTGGTAGAGAAACTGTTTTTGAACCAGAAAAAACTCCTCCAGTGGAAAGAACTCCCGGAAGTCAAAGACAGGAGACACCACGTGCACCACGTCTCGATCCATCTCAAGTAAATGCCCTGACTAAGGCACTTGGTGGAGATCCTAATGCACCTGTTGAATTTGACACTATTAGACCTGCTGATGTGAATTTTGGATGGAATAGACATCTTAATAAGGATGGAACGCGTGACTTTAGATTATTTGGAGTACCTGTACTTAGAACTGGGAAGAAATACAGAAGTGATTAATCTTTAAATAACTACTCTAAATAATCACATATGAGTTGTATCGATTAGTATGCCTTTACCCAAAATTAATACACCGACTTATGAGTTGGTGTTGCCTTCGACAGGAAAGAAAATTAAATATAGACCTTTTCTTGTAAGAGAAGAAAAAATTCTTATCATGGCAATGGAATCTGAGGACATGA